TACCCGCTGCTGATTGATCCCAGGATCAGGCAACAGGAAGTTGCCGCAGCCGCACAGCGGGCACGTGAGAAGCTTGCCCGTTGCTTCGTGAAAGTCGTCGACGATGCTCATGGCCCGCACCTGTTCATCCCCGGCTCGCCGGACACCTGTTTCAGCCGCTCGCTGGTCCACACGCCAGACTTCCATGGGTACTTGTGGCCCACGTCCCGAAGTCTCGACAAATCGCACAGCACCTTCTGCGCCTCTGAATAGCAGAAGGGTGGACCGCGCTCGCCCAGCTCCTCGCTGATAGCCTCGGTCAGATTGTCCAGCGCCCGGTACAGCCGGCGAGCCTGGTCTAGTGGCTTCTCTCCGAACTGGCTCATAAACTCGTCCGCGCCTCCACACAGCGTCCGCTCGGCAACTGGCCCAAGCGTGCCCTGGAACACTTCCCGCTTGTGCACGAACGTCCCACTCGGGACCGGCGGCATGCGGGGCGGGAACGGATGACCATGGACAGGGCAATCGCGGTTCAACAACGGAGCCGAGGTCCAACACACGCAGCCCGGCGTCTTCACGAGACGACCCTCAGTGGCGTTTCGCCAGCGTCCACTATGACAGCCTGAGCCGGGGGCAGTTTCGCGCCCAGGGGCGGAAACACCCCGAGCCCCTGGATTGCCAGCACGATGGACCGGCAGAAATGCACGCTGATTTTCTGGTCGCCGCTTGCCCACTTGCACAGCGTGGAATCGCACACGTCGGCAGACATACACACCTTGCGGCGCCACTTCATATTGTCGAACGGAGCCGGTAGCGGCACGCGCCGCGGCCTACTCACGCCGCGACCTCGTGCACCTCGACGTCTCCCACAACATCCGCGTTGCCCTCCCGCTTGACCGCCACGCGCGCCTTGCCGGGAACCGGGCACCCGGCTGGCAACTGAATCACCACGTCGGCCTGCGTGTCTCCTGGCTCGATTGGAATGGTCATCGTGAATTGCTTCCCGGCTGTTCCCATGATGTCACCTCACGGGATAGATTAAGCCATGCCGAATGGCTAGCGTCAAGGGTTATCGAATGAGTTACGCTATCGCCTTGCCCTTGCTGTCCAGCACCTTCGGCCCGCCGACCTGCCCGATGATGCGGTCTGGGTGCGGCCCGGTCCTGACCTCGCTCACCACGTAGCTGGGGGCGTGCGCGGCCCACACCTCCATGTCCTTCCGGCACTGCTCGCAGAAGTACATGACCGGCATGGCGATGAAGTTGCGCTCTTCCTTGCCGACGCGGAACTTGACCAGGGGAATCGCTCCCCCGCATTCTGTCGCGTACTGGACCGCCAACTTGGGCTGGTCCTTCTCGAAGTCGGCTGCGGGCCAGAACATGTTGATGGTCCCGATGGCCCGGTTGGTCTGGCAGTGGTTGCAGGGCGCACCGTTCAGCACGTGCTGGCGCCAAATCGAGATGGCGTCCGTCTGCCCACCGAAGAGCTTGCGCCGGTGGATGCGTTCGGCCTGGTTGATCTTCGCTTCACGTCCCATGGATTCCCCTCCTACGGTCTCCGCCCGACATGGGTGTGCAGCCCGTCCGGCCCCAACGTCTCGACTATTTCGATCTCCCAGGGGCTGGCCCCGGTCACTTCCATGACGACGCGGATCAGTGCCTCCTGGGTTTCCTTCCGCTGGCGTGAGGCAACCGCGCCGATATCTGGAGACGTCTGGATGAGCCGTTCGTTCTCAATGATCAACTTGCGCAACTCATCGCGCATGCGTTCAACCTCGGCCCGGTCTTCGCGTAGGTCGCGCTGAACAATCTCGCGCGCTTCCTGCGCCGTCTCCTTGAGACGGATTTCCTCGTGCAGCGACTCCCGCAGTCGCCCGATGGTCTTGGCCTGCTCCAAGTACCCGGTGCACCTGGCGGTGATGAGCTTGAGGGCCTCGGCCGCTTTCTCGTCTGCCTCGGCCCACTCCTGCTTGCTCATATGGGTGATGTCCATTGGCCCCAAGCATCGCGCCGAACTTCACTTGCTGTCAACGGGAATCGCGAGTTGTTTTCGCGATGGGCTTCTTCGTCTTGGGCGCGACGGGCTTCGGGGCTGCTCCGTCCTTACCCTTCGGCTCAAGCCATTCGACGTCGCCGACCTGCCAGGTGAACTTGTCCGTGGGGCTCTTCATTTGCTTGGCTCCAACTCTACGTCAACCACGTGGATGGTATAGCCGAATGGCCCAGGCATTGGCGTGCTCGATTTGACATGGAAAGAGGAATCTCGTGGAAGCAGAACCTCGTGCTCTTCCGGGTGCTCTGATAGCCCATCAAGAATCGCCGCGTGGCTGCCCTTGGGCACTGTGATGCGCAACAGCACCGGCTCGACCCCCTTCGTCCGATAGCCAGCCGCGACGCCTGCGTCCGGGAGGAAGGTGCTCGTGATCGATTCTGTCATGGCGGTTGAGACATACCCCTTGTCCGCGAATCGCGCGTCGGGCACCAGCTTGCTGGCATCCATGAACCCGACCCTGTGAACCATCAGCGTTTCTGGTACCTCGGACTTAGCAATGGCCGAATCCAGGTGTTTCGTGTGTGCTGTACTGAAAGCATCTAGCGCCGCGCCCCTGCGGAGCCCCGTGTTGATCTTGTCGTGCTCTGTGCTCGTGTATTCACGAACGGAATCGCGCTCATTTGCACTCAATCCGCCGATCCACGGCTGCGCGTGCTCCTTGCCGTAAGACTCCGCATGCTTGTCGTCATCTATCAGCGTGGGAGCATCGCTTGCCTCGCCAGATGACAACTGGCGATCTGTTCTCCGTTGGTCTTCGGGGCGGATCCAGTAGATCTGGTGGTGAACCTTCTCGCCGCGGTGAACCTCTCGGTCGACGGGGATCAACCCACCACGCCCAGGTGTCCCCGCGCTGTCCTTGGTGTCCGCCCCTTGTCCACCTGGCGTCGCGGTCACGCTATCGGGGAACTCCGTCCCTGGAATCGCCAGCGCCTGTCCGACAGTTTGGCCTTTGTACGCCTCACGCCACTTGGTCGGACGTCCCGTGTCGTGGTTGCTCGGATAGCCGGCCAGGGCGGGCTTGAGTCCGTCGATGTAGTCGAGCTTCGCGCGTGCACCGGTCCCAGCCCGGTATTGCCCGCGCCAGTCGCTCGCAGGATCCAACCATGCGGCAAACGCCTCGGCCCACGCTTCGTCGGGGTGCCGGGCGCTGTACCCGAACTCGACGCCCGGCACGTAGTTGACCCAGTCGGTGCTGGCCGGGTCGACGGGCTTCGGCTGCGACTTGGGGTAGGGAATCGTGAAGTCGCCGAACACCGCCGTCCAGTCGGGGCGCTGCCACAGTTCGAAGGCGTAGTTGACCGAGTGCCCGACCTCGTGCCGGATGCTCTTCGCGACGTCGTCCCACGTCCACGGGTAGCGCGGCTGTGCCAGCTCCCGCAGCTCGTCGTTCGCGAGAAACCACGGGATGTTGACCGTGGTGGCGCGGTCGGCAGCCCAGAACCCCGCCTGCCCGAGCTCGTAGTTGGGCTCGTAGTGCGGGACGCCGGCTGCCATCAGCTCGCTTCGAATCTGGGCCAGGATGCCGCGCAGGGTTCCGGTGGGAACGAGGTTCAGGCTCTCGACGGGGCGGTCCAGCAGACTGACCAGCGCCTCCTCACCGAACAGCGGCTCGGTCTCGCCGTACACGCGTGCGATGCGGGCCCACGTCGCCGGCCCGCGCATAACCATCGTACGATCGTCAATGAAAAGGTCTACGCTGGGCTTGCCCGCCAGGCCGTCGTCGATGGCGTCGAACACGCCAGGAAGCTCGCGCTCGACGAACTCGATCATCTGCTCGTAGCGAGCACGGTGGATCGCCCTGGACGCCAGCCAGTGGGCGCGGTCCACCTGTGTGACGCCGGCCCGCACGAAGGGGTCGAGCGTCGGGTCCACCAGCAGGGCACGGGACGCGCGGCCGCTCCACAGCAAAAGCAGGTGACCGGCTCTCTTGAGCGCCAGCAGCGCATCTCGCGCACCGTCGACGAACTCCATCGGCGTCGTCGTGTCAGCGTAGGGGCGGTCCTGTGTTACGACCGTGCCGTCCCAGTCGATGGCAATCCGCACCCTCAACGTCCTTCGTTCAGTTCCCGCAATGATTGCTCGGCCAGGTCGGCCCCGGGCTGTGGCTCCTTCTTGAGCGCTTCGATCTCAGCCTTGGGGTTGTCGATGTTGAAGTCGCTCGCGACGTGCCGCACGGCCGTATCGAGTGTGATGATCTTGGCGAGCCGCGCCTGCGACGTCCCCTGCACCTTCTGCAACGTATCGGCAGCGCTCGCCTGAGAGAAAGGCGGCCACACCAGCTCGAGCACGACGCCGGGCACGGTTCCCAGCGCCTCGGCGACCAGTTTGCCGTCGTCGGACTTCTTCGGTGGCAGTTCGATCTCGGACTTCACGATGGTGCCGGCCGGGATGCGCTGGCCACTCGCCGTCACGATGTCCTCGCCGATCTGAGACCCCTTGGCCATCTTGCGCGCGACCGTCACGAGCTTCTGCATCAGTAGCACGACGCCGCGGTTCCCGTACTGCTGGCGCAGCATCGATGCCTTGGCGTACATGCTGGCGGTTCTCTTGTTGATCTCGGTCGCGGTGACGGCGGCCCCGTCCTCGCCCTCTTCGTCGGGGAGCACGCAACTTGCGAGCTGCAGCGCCTTCTTCTGGAAGCGGTCGGACTGTTTGGCCGCGATGTCGATGCTGCTGCCGGTGCTCTCGGCGTACCCGAGTGTTCCGCCCTTCTCGGTCTTGACGGCGCTCTGGCTGCCCAGCTTGACCTGGCTGAAGTCGCCGTCACTGGCTAATACAGGTGTCGGGTCGGCGTTCCGGGCCGAGCCCGTGTGGCACTGCGAGTCCAGCTCGCCGATGCGATCGAAGTAGTCGTAGCAGCCGAGACAATCAGGATCCCCGTCCATGTCGTCAGTCACCGGCTTGTTCTGGATCCACTCGATGGGTACGAAGCCGTAGCCGTGCTTCACCAACTCCTCGACGGTCTCTGGGTTCGCCCAATCGGGTTCCGTCGAACCGTCGCCCACTTCCTGCGGCTTCCACAGGCAATCTGCCTCGTGGTCCACGGTGCGCCGGTACCAGAACTTCTTCTCTTCCCACGTGCCCGTGTCCGGGTTGCGGACTTCCTTCGGGTACATGTAGCGGACTTCCAGCTTCGCCAGTTGCCCGGGCTTCTTCGGATCCCAGGTCGGGAAGCACCATCGCCGGTCGAAGCTCTCAAACAGCACCTTGCTGGCGATGATCTTGAAACCCACGATCGCGGTCCCCATGGCCCCGCCCATGTCTCGCGCCAGCATCATGGTGGCCCACAAGCCCGCCGCCTTCGTGACCGACTGAACCCACGACTCGGTCAACGGGTCGCCCGCCGCCTTCCACGCCGGCGCCTGCTGCTCGGTGAACAGCAAGTCGGTGAAGCGCGACACGATCACGTGGCACAGGTGGCACGGCACAGACGGTCGCCGGTACTTCAGGGGAAGATTGCTGAGGTTCTTCCCCACGTCCTCGTAGCCGGCCGGCAGCACCTGCGACGACGCCACCCCCTCGCGCGACACCGCATCCAAGTGTGGATCGCCGTCCCAGCCAATCACGCAGGCATCGTGCTGGGCCGTGCGGAAGTAGGCGTACAGCCGGTTCAGCTCCACTTGTGTGGGCGACAGACCGAGCCGCCGCATCCGCTCGTTGACGAGCTGCTGATCGGCTACTGCGCCGACCACCTGGGCCGCTGCCCCAATGTCTCTTGTTATGCCTGAGGCCATGTGTCCACCATATCACAAAGGGTTTAACCGCAGTCGTACAGTTCCGACTTGCGGCTTGGGAGGCTGAATGCCGAGACGCTCGCCTTCCTTGGCGAACCACGAACTCATGAGCGTGTCCCCGGTGTGCGCGTCGGGGTGATACGCCCGGATCTCATCGAGCCAAATCTCGACTTCTGGATCGCATTGGCCGTTGTCGTTCGGGATGATCCATTTGCCGTTCGCGAACTCGACCCCCATGGCCTCGACGCCGAACGAAGGGTCTGCTTTGTTCTTGCCGGTCGTAAACGGGATGATCGGCACCGACGTCCACTTGACGAGCAACTGGCACAGATAATCCTGCGCTTGGACGTTCTCCACTACGAAGATTCCGTGGAAGCGCTGGTGCAGGGCCACCACCTTCTCCATGATCTCGTCGGCCATGAAACGCCCGGCTTCGATCCACAGCACCTGACGATCGCCGTTCGGGTGGATCAGCAGCACGAAGTAGACCGTCCGCGCGTTCTGCTTCTTGCGCCCTACCGCCAAGTCCACGCCGATGTAGACCTTGCACCCTGGAGGAATCGCGCGAATCGCGTACGCCAAACGCGTGCCCTCGCCGCGGGCTTTGCACTTCTCGATCCAGTCCTTCTTGAACCGTGACGTGGCGTCATCGAGCGCCTCGCACATGAGCTGGCTCTTCGATTCCAGCGGTCCCAACTCCTGTTTGCGCTGCTCGATGCGGGCCAGCGGCCATCGCTCCGGCCAGGCGCTCGTCCCGTCGCGCTTCACGATCGGGAACTTGAAGCCGCGCCAACGGCGGTTCTTGACCAGCCGATGGTACAGGTCGTCGGGGTTCCACGCGTTGCCCACCCCGATGATGCGGCCACGGCCAGTCATGCGGCCCGGGATGGTTTTGAGGTACCAGTCCTGCGTCTCGTCCCGCATGTACTTGGTCCGCGTGTTCTCGCGGTTCAGCACGTCGTCCAGGATGGCGCGGTCGATGCGGGCGCCCTGTGTGTTGCTCCCGATGCCCAGCGTGTTGACCGAGGGATCCTTCGACAGCGTGGGCCGCTTGACCGTGAGCTGCTCGCTGTTCCAGGGCATTGAGGTGTCGGGCTGCAGGTGGGGAAATACCCGGTGCAGCTCCTCGGACTCCCGGATGTACTTTCCGATCTGGTTCGCGATCTTCACTGCCATGCCACTGGTGTTCGACACGATGGCGAAGCGCAACGTCGGGTCGCGCCCCAGCTCCCAAAGTGTGCGGGCCACGGACAAACTGAAGCTCTTGCCCGACTCCATGAAGCCCCACAGCATCAGCCGGTCATACTGGTCGGCCAGCCTGTGCCACGCTTCGTGTACCGGGCACATCTCGACGGGCTTCCCCGTCTCTTCGTCGCGCATGACGAAGTCAAAGAACGCCCGTATGTCGGTGCGGGCCAGCGCGCACAGGTTCTCCTCTGCCGCGTAGTAGGCGCCGGCCAGATCCTGTTGCTCCGCTGTGCTCAGCATCACCGCCTCGTCGCGATCATACCGACCGCGGGCGGCGCCGTCTTGCCTTCGGCTGGCTTCACCACCTGCAGCGCGTCCTGTCTCATTGCGCCGATGGGAGGTGTCGCCGATGGCTCGATAGTGACGGGCCCGGCCGGTGCCTGCGGCTCGGGCTGGGCGTTGGCCCCCACCTCGATGGCGTCCACCTGGATAGCGTGGTCGTTCTTGGCCTTGTCGGCTATCTCTTGAGCGATGCGGGCCGCCCGAACGAACCGCGCCGCCATCTCTTCGGGCGACAGCGTGGCCGTGATGTTCTACGAGCGGATAGGCCCGCCGTTGGGTCCACTCACCTCGTAGCGTTCAGGCGGTGCTCCCTTCAGGTACTTGAGCAGCATCTCGGCGAACTCGAACTGCTTCGGGTGATTCGAGTTCACGGCCGCCGCCACAGACGCATACAAGATTTGGTTGTCCATCGACATCGTCGAGACCTTGCCGGACTTGTCGACCAGCGGGTTCCCGAAGATGTCCTTGAGCGACTCGGTGCCGCACAGGATGCGCATCATCCGCACGGCCGGCTTCCCGACCAAGCTCGGATCTGCCTCGACCTGCTCCACGATTTTCTGAAACCGCTTCGCCTCTGCCGTGAGGGCCGGCTTCGATGGCTCGTCTTTGAGCTTCACCGGCGGGTCGCCCCGGTCGGCGTAGGTCTTCTCGCCTGGATGGGGACGCCGTCGTTTGGGCCGGTTGTCCTTTCGCCCCACTCCATGGGACATCTCGCCCATGGGCTAGCTCCCCATCGCCGGCTGCTTTTCCTCGCGCAATGCCTGTGCCGCCGCCAGTGCCCGCCGGTCGATGATGGCCTCGAGGCCGTTGTCCAACGTGCGCGCGGTCGACCGAGCGGGGAACGCGGCGCCGCTCTCGAATGCGCTCAGCGACTGCCGGCTCAGGCCGGTCTCAGCACAAAGAGTCTCCTGACTGATGCCTAGAATCTGTCGCAGAATGCGAATGCTTTTCATGGGGCCTTACCTTACAAAGGTAAAGCCATTGGCCTCCCGTCGTCAACTTCTAGGCGGGTCAACGAAGGCGCGATGTAAGGTTGAGCTTACGCCCAAAGCCGCGCCGCGAGCCCGCGATCTGCGCACGCGGAGCCGGTATACTCGAACGAGGAAGTTTTCCGGCCCATATTTACAGCACCCGTTGCAGACATCCCCTTGATGGATGACCTATCCCCGCCTGCTGCTCCTTGCCCAAATCCAGGCTTTCTGAACATGTGCCAACTCGCCGACTTGGCCCAGGCTGCGATGAGAGCGGGATGTGACGTCGTCACCGTCAGCCGCTTGCCCACCGCCCGCACGATGGCTCCCAGTGCACCGGGGAACGAATGCGCGCCAAGCCCCAGCCCCTGATAGTCAGAAGCCTCTCGCGATCGCCGCTGCCCGCTCGATCCGTTCCGTAGCCTCACGCCGCATGGTCAGCAACGCGAGTCTGATGCTGGTCCGCACGCCGTTGTGGTTCCGGTCGTGCGCCTCACGCCACAGGGCCCGGAAGCGCCGCCGTTCCACCGGGTTCAGCGCGCGTTCCACGGCGGCCTTGACTACCAGGTCATCGGGCAGCACGACCACGGGCTCGCACCATCTAGCTTCGGGGTGCGGGTCGGGGTCGATGACCGGGATGGACTCTCCCTGGGCGACGATGACCGGCTTCACTTCGCCCCCTTGGCGGCGGAGATGTCCACGACCTTGCTTCCCTCGACGGCCGGAAGCAGTCGCTGCCCGTTGACCACTGCCGCTTGGATCGACTCGTAGATGGTCTGGCCGTCTGCCCGCACGAGGTGGGCAAGGAACTCTTCTTCAAACGTCGCTATTCCGGTCTCGACAACTTCGAGCTTCGCTTTGATGGCCAGCAGAAGACACCGCCAGCGGCGCCGCGTCTCCTGTTCGATCCACTCTTCTTTCTGGGCGTCCGTTACCGTGGACAATCGGGAGGCGTTCTTTCGTTTGGCTTTGCTCTCGGCCTCTTTGTCGGTAGGCAGCGGTACGACGAACTTCACCCGCCGGCCCTTCGCCACAAACAGAATCGCTGCCATGCCGGCCATTCGACCCGAGCTGAACTCGGCGTCTCTCCCGGCATACTTGCACACGATGGTTTCGATCTCGGCGCGAGACTTCTCGGCAGAGACGGTTGTTCCTTCTGCGTAGCTCATGACTTTCCTTCCGCGGCCACCGCCGCGACAATCTGCCGAACCAGCTTTCGCATCCGCTTGCCCGATACCCGCACCTCGACTCCCCCGAGCGCCGCCATGATGGCCCCCACCTTCTCTGGGTAGCCATGCTCACGTGCATTTGGTCCGCCGTTGTATCCGGCAAGACTCCCGTGATGGAGCGTCGCCAGGATGCGCGCCCCCATGTCGATGTTCGTCGCGGGTCGGATGAGCTGCGGAATGGACATCCCGCGCACAGGTCTATTGCGGCACTTGTCGCGTGAGACATCTGGGCTCAGCAGACACCGCACCGCCATTAGCCCCACATCGACCGCTGGCCTGTCCCCGTTACCGTTGTCGCGCAAGGCGTGTGCCCGAAGGTCGCTCTCGACGATGCTCATGGCCAGAAGCTGCACCGGCGCGGATCCCCAGCGCTGGCCGCTGGTGGCGAACTCGCGCGCGCGGGCTTCGCACTGCTGCTCGGTCCAGGCTGGGTCTTGCCAGCGGATTGCGTGCTGGGCCGAACACACAAGGGCCGGCGTTACCACGACCGGCTCCGCCCCGCTCGCACACCTCGGGACAAATTCCGGCAGCAGAAACAGCGCGAACAACAGCAGTGCGCGGGTCATCGGCCGGCCGCTTTCTCACAGAGCCATGGATGGAATTTACAGTCGCACAAGTGTCTGTATTGATTCTCAGCCTCCGCAAACGCTTCCCGCCGACCCTCGGCCTTCGCTGATTCGAGCTTGCGGGCCAACTCGTCGCGCTCCTTGGTCAGCTTGGCCACGTCCTCGTATGCGCTCGCAAGGCTGTTGTTGATCGCGGTGATTTCCTGAGTCTGCCAGTCGCGTTCCTTGGTGGCCTTCTCAGCGGCGGCAAGATACCCGTGCTTGGCTGCACACTCAAGTCCGGCCTGTACAACAGCTTCGTCAAGCGCCTTGGTCAGACGCGCAATCACGTCACTCTGTTGCGAAACCTCTACCCGGGCTTTCTCCATCTCGCTCAGCCGGTTGCGCGCAAGAGTCTCCCACGCTGCCTGCGCCGATTTCCAGTCTTCGACGATGCGTCGTTGGGTGTTTAGTTCCTGCTCCACGCACTTGACCCGCTCGTTGCACAGCTCCTGCGTGATTAGGCACTTCTCGTCGGCCTTGGCCTTGAACAGACGCTCGGCGCGGTCTCGTCTCCTCAGCTTCCCCTCTTTTTCTTCATGGATTCCCCTGGTGAACCACCGGCGAAGCACGTCTGGCTTGTGCTGGTCAGATGTCTGCCCCCAATACGCCAAATCAATCTCGATTGCTTCCTGCTCTCGCTCGGGCAGGCCGTCGGGCTGCTTCGTCGCCGGCTCGTCGGCAACTTTCTGCGCCCCGTCCGCTAGCCATCTTCGAAAGTCATCCAGCACCACGGCGGTTAGGGAGTTCGAAAGCGTGGTCCTTGGGCACCTACCCCACGCCTCGGCGAATGCCTTCTGTCTCCCCCTGGCCTCAGCTTTCTGCGCTGTCTCCAGCAGTAATCGCATCGCACACGTTCCACAGATATCGTCGTTTGAATCCATCAGCTTCCCATGCTTACATCTATCCGCCTTGGGCATGTTCGCGCACGTCTCATCGTTGGCGTCCACGAACAAATCTGGGGTGTGATCTAAGACGTTCGGACCTTCTACGCTCGCCCGACCAGGTGACTCGACAATGGGCGGTCTCTGTCGCCTGCACTCGCCCACGCAATCACTATGCCGACATCGCTCGTCGTGCTCGGGCGCCGGGGCCGGGATGGTGTCTCTTGTGTCGTTCATTTGTCACCGCCCTTCTTCTTGCAAGTCTTCGCATAGTGACCGAGCTTCCCGCACTTGTGACACCGTTTCATTCTCGCCTCTGGGTGCCCTGCCCTGTAGCGCTCCAGACTGCGCGCGTTCGTCTTCCGCTGGTGCTTGGAGCAATGCCAGGCACTCCCGGCCGCTATCGGGCGTGGACACAGGTAGCACAGCCCGCGCTCGTGGTTTCTGCGCTGGTATCGCGCCTGGGGAGTCTCAGCCTTTTGCACGTTGACCATCTTGTGCCCGCGATGCTTTCCTGTCAAGAAGAAAAGCGCGTTCCCGTTCCGCCGCCTCGCTTGGAATTTCGCACCATGTCCGCAGTCGCGCTTGCATCCTGGCGTTCA